TGTACTTGAACTTCCATACTTTGTTGAGATTGATAATCATATCAACTGACTCAGTCTGGAGGTATTCCGTTTCAGGGACAACAATTTTCTTCGCTAGGGTTAGCTTATTGCCAAACCACTCTAAGATGACCATATGAGTACCGGCAGACTTGTTCCAGTCGATACCTAGTATATAGTCAGCATTAGGTTTGGCATGCCATCCCTCAGTCTCATAGTCCTGTATAGACGCATCGATACATCGAGCTTTGAATACACCTTCTTGGAGCTCAGCAAAGTCTGCTAGATACTCTTGAGTAAACGTAACAGGGTCTGTGGTACCACGGAAGAAGTCCTCAGTAGATTGAGACCATTCCGGTGACTCTGCAGAGATAAACCAGAACTCTTTGAAGCCCAGGTCTTTGTCTGTTACATAGGTGTAGAAGCGTCTACGCCAACCACGAGGGGTAGTAGAAGCAATGAGCCTACAGTCCTTGTGTGAAGCCAGGATAGCGAGCACGGCGTCAATGTCCTTGTCCTCTAGTGTATCAATCTCATCGATGATGATGAGGTGGGCGTCCTGACCACGAATCTTATCTGACCCTGAGCCACTGGTTGCACCAGCTGAGAACCCGAGGATCTTTGTACCATTGTTAAACTGCATCAAAGACGGAGTCTTTGTGTATCGAGCTAGGGATCCTTGTAGACCTACACTAAGGTGGATGAACTTGTTCATTTCATCGAAGAACCTAGTAACCTGTCGCTCATATGGAGCAATGATCAGAATGCTATGGTTCTTGTTAGTGACGGCGTGGTGGAGTGTCTCGACAACCATCGCCTCGGTCTTGCCAGAACGTCGACCTAGTCGGTTCAGCTTATACTGACTGGTGCAGTAGATCATATCTTCCTGATAGAATCTAGGCTCCCAGTCCAATTCCATCTTGGCCCATGCTATGGGGTCAAGCAGCACTGCGGCTTCTTGGAATTCTTCAAGAGTGTCGAAGTCAGCTGGGTCCAGTTCTAGTGAAGCGTTCCCAGCGCTCTTGGTGCAGTTAGGCGGGAATTTGTTCTTAGTTATGCCCGCCTGAAACAACCCATCATAATACTCTTCACACCGTGTGCAGAGATCCTTTTGAAATCCCTTCACCGGTGTGTAGTTTGTTTCTAGATAGTTGTTTTCTGGTTTATATGTGCTCATACCTTCTTATATGGTACAGAACCCCAACTATAACAGTCTTGGCACTGGAACCTCTGGTACTTGTGATACTTGGCATAGTGGAAACCTCTCTTTTGAGTCTTGGTCGATCCACAGTGCGTGCAAGCATGTCTGCCCTTGTTGATGCCGATGTTCGGGTGGTTAGGCATCCATGATCTTAGTGCCTTGTACACCTTCTCAAGAAGGACGACGTCCATCTTGTTATACTTCTTCATCTTGGTCCATGAGGCCTTCTCGCCAGCCATGCAACCCTTCCAAAGAGCAAAGCCGCCCGTAGGCGTCTTGTTTCCTAGACCTAGTACAGTACCTAGGTCATCTAGTTTGTTACTGTTAAAGCCGAACCTACTTCTAGCTACCTTCTTGGTATCTACTGTCTTGTAAGGTGCAGGTGGCTGTAGACCATTAGCTATGAATCTAGCGTTCATGATCCGGATGTCAAACTTATCACCGTTGTGTGCGATGACTACATCAGCTTCATTGATGTATTCCCAAAGCTTCTTTACTAGTGCTTTGTCGTTTGTCTTATCTTTGTCGTAGCCCTTGTAATCTGGTAGGCTATGGATGTGTGTTGTTTTCTCGTCTAGCCACTTTGCTGCAAAGCAAAGCATGTATCTTTCTTGGATGAACTCGATGACAGTAGTTTCGTACTTGTCCCATGTGTAACCAATGTTTGGTGCCGTTTCTATATCAAATAGTAATACCTTTAGTTTATCGCCGTTGTCAGTTTTGGTTGTCATAATTATCTATGTAAAAAGCCTGCTTCGCCTCCAATCACATTTCTTATTCCTAATTGTGAATCATGTATGGCCATTAAAGCACGCTGTCTCTGTGTATACGCTTGAGATGAGTCTAAAGGTGGTGTCATTCCCATTGTCTGAGCGTTATTCATTTCAGCAGAGGTACTAAGACCAGGTGTAGTTAGTGCTTCAGCTGCAGTAGCGGCTCCCAGCGCAAGGTAGCCCCAACCGATAGCTCTAGCTCCAAACTTCAACCTACTATACTTAGAATTAATCCTGCCCACGGTATCCTTAAGTTTCGGGCGGAGTCTCTGAAGTCGGTTTCTATTTTTTATGTCTTGCTTAAGTCTTTGTGAAAAAGAAGTCTCTGGTCCGTAAGCAGTATTCTGCAATCTGGCTCGGAGGTTAGCGTTGCGGCCGACAGCTGCATTCACATCTCTCTGTCTCAATGGTTCAAACAAGTATTTAGTGGACAAGCCAGCACCGATATCGATGAGAAGACCTTGCATACCAAACTCAAGCGGGTTCTCCATGGAACCGCCTGTAGGACTCATAAAATTTTCCCAAGATTGTAGCATTAGAACTTCCTATTGTTTCTATGTAGTGCTTGAACTAGTCCAGCTGTACTGTAGTTCATTCTACTAACTCCTGCGGAGTTGTAGCGATCAAATGACCTGATGGTTCCTTCGGCTGTTACGTTGTCAGGACGTTGAGCACCCATATAACCTAGATACCCACCGGCTCCCATGACAGCAGCACCCGTGCCCATGCTAGATAGTCTTGCTCCCCACTTTCCCGGGGTAGCGGCAAACCCAACCCCTGTAGGAGCTCCTCTTCCTCCACGCATGCGGCCCATGGAACCCATTATACCTGTGCCCATCATTCCCATTCCAATTACGGCACCTACTTCGGGCGCTCCCGCCATTGAAGCCCATGCCATGGCTTGGAGCGGTCCGACGCGCGGGTTCTGGGATAATTTTTTGATATCAGAGGAAGTGTAAGCTGATGCCTTGGTTCGGGGCAGCCCGAGAGGTTGTTCCCATATATCTGACCACTTAGTGCTCGCTATCTTAGCTTTATAGTATTTAGCACTGTTAATGGTCCTAGCGATCGGGTCACGCCCCAATAAAGCGAAAGCACCATACCACATACCTGCTCCCTTAGCGATCCCAGAGAGCGTCTCAGCGCCTGAGCCATAGTATTGATCATACCGCTCTTGGCCGTAGTAGTTTCGCTTGATATCTGCTTGATGCTGTATGAGACCGGCTGCACCATAGCCTGCTCCAAGGTAACCGGCTCCACGCATAACTCTACCCTTGAAAGTAGAGCCACCTGCTGCTCGTCTACCGAGCTCGCCAATGATTTCGCCTAGTGATCTCATTAGTATCCGCCCATTGCTCTGGACTTGTGATATCGAATGCCAGAGGTTGTTAGTGTTCCTGCGTACCTTCTAGTTACAGCATTACCGGTGGCGTACTTGTGTAACGAGGTGGTCAAGTTAACCGGAGGTGCATGCCTCACTGGTGTTGCTCCCTTCTTTGTTAATATCCCCAATACTGGGGCCATGCAATATCGTGAGAAGCAGTTGTTCATTATACCTTGTGTGGGTTAGCCACAGGAGTAAGTTTGTTTTCCTTAGCCCACTCCTTTAGCTTATATATGGGTCCAGTGACTTTGATTTCCCTGTACATTGGTACATGGCCATCCTTAAGCTTTCTGTAGTACTTAAGGTCAAGACCATGTTCGGTGCAGAACCAGTCCAACTCATAGTGGAGCCATGAGTGCTCTGACTCAGTAGCGGTGAGACAAAAGTATACTTCGTTACCCTTCACTGTTCTTCACCTCAAATTCTGCATCCTTGGTTTCTTCTTTGGCTTGGCGACGTTTGTTGATCTTCGCTATAGCCTCTTCTCTTAGTAGTGCTGCACGTTCTGTCGGATCAGTAGCAAGTTGACCAGCTTTGATCTGAGCTTCACGAGTAGCAACAAGAGCTTCTCGAATCTTGGATATGTTCTTACCCGCCTTTTCCATTACTTCTAAGACAGGATTAATGACGTCAGCAAATATGGGCTCCCCTTGTTGAGTTGCGCCAACTTGTTGGTTGCTGACTAGCCTAGGGTCATCTGATAAGTGAACAGAACATCTCCAACGAATTAGTTCTTGACCTGCTAGTTCATATAGCATGTCCATGTCGAACGAATGGATGGGGTCGTTGGGGTCTTCGATGCCTAGAGCTTTTAAGTGTTTGTTCAACCACATAGTGACCATAGCGTTCTCTACAGGACACTTTTCGCCAATAGGTAGTTGGGACTTTATCTTATTGAGTGGACAATCACTAATAAAGGGGCACGATGGCCCCTTGCATATCATACCTAATGATCCGACGTAACCCTTAGTTGCGCTGTCGATGTAGTGTACTAAGGCTTCACGTCCCTGCTTAGATATCGGTTGACTCGTCTTCTCCTCCGCTACGTTCACCAGGTTGTTGACTACACTGTTCCTGATAGCTTTTAGATCCCCAGGTTTTGGAACCGAGGGAACAGATGAAGTCGTTTCCGTGGTCGGCAAACTCTTGCTGGAAGATGCGGCGGAGGGCTGACCTGCTGAATTGGCATTGCTGCCCGTTCCGGAGGGAGAATCGTTGCCAGATTTCATACTCATGTGGATATGTTTTCGTGAGGTAATCTCTACATTCTGCTGACGAGGTAATGATAGATATCACCAGGTCAATAGGAACGTTCATGCTCGTTTGATCTCGTCTAGTACGTCGGGCCTGAGTTTATCCTGTAGTGCGTCAATGAGGGCTTGCTTTTCTGATTTATCCATACTGCCGTAGTGTTCCTTACGCCAGTTATGGATCTTCTCTTGAAGCTGCTTAGCGTCCTCATCGGTGCTATGCTCAGTAATGTACTTAACTATTTGCGCCTCATCTACATGCATTTTATCTGCGAGGGTGACGATCATCTCAGCTATGGCATACTTGAGGCCCTCTGAGACTTTGGCGTGACCAGTCAACTTTTTGTTTAGTATTTCCTCAAGTTTAACATCATAGACGTTACTTGGGAGGTTATACCCGAAGTTGCTCAAAATATTGACTGCATTGTTAATGTCCACACGCATCACAGAAGGGTCCTTCTTATCGATGTGAATGGTTGATAGTAACTGAGTTACGATTCTGTTTTTGATGTCGATCATGATATTAAAAAAGCCAACCCAGGTGGTACCCCAGGTTGGCTAACTGACAAGGTCCAAATTTTTTTGCGTACCGATTTTATCAGTTCATGTCGTCTTCTTCATCTCGAGCTGGATATTCGCCCCGTTCTTGCGTCTGCGCTGCCGCATACTGAGCGTTCATCTGCTCTTGCTGAAACTCCATAAACTTCTCCGGATCGTTCACAGACATATCGGCCAATTCCATGGCACGGTCAAGTTCGAAAACTACCCGATCCTTAAGTTCCTTAAGGGTATCGGCAGTGAAAAATCTGGTCGGACTCTTCGGCAAAAGAGTCGGCGCTTGATTTGGAGGTGTCTCATCGAACTGTGGGATGACTGCAAGAGACATCGACACAGCCCATCGTCTATTTCTTTGGTCGCCAGTTTCAAAGTCCGTTACAGTCTTTGTTGGTGTGGCGGAATACAGAACCTCGTTCATGATGTATGCTTCGGTGTTCTGGATTTCTTCTGGTAGGCTCGTGTCTACCTCTTGCTTTCCCGGGAATTTCTTAATGTTTGTCATTCTGATTCAAATCGATCGTGAGCGGTTCGTGAATACGACCATGACAGTAGTCACAAACGTCATCATTTAATACGCAGTCTTTCTCGATTTCCCGAGTATTTCCCGTGCTACAACCATCTTTATCACAGATCCAGTAAACTTGTCTTGTTGCACGTTTTCGCCTATTTGATTTTTTGTCTTTCATGGTTAACCTCACTTATCCAATCTTCGATTAAGTATAGTGGCATAAATATATGGACATGGGGTACCGGAATAACAATGCTTTGTCTAATGCGATGTTCTCCCACTACGATTTCTTGGTCGACGTTCTTAGAGCCAACTGCAAGGACGAGTCCAATAAGTTGTCTGGTTTCTGCATCGAATACGCCTCCACCAGATGTACCTGGCCAGGTCGGCGCGCTGCAGAGCCATAGACCTTCAGACTCAGGTCCTAACTCTTTTGCAATTCTATAATTTAGAATGCCAACAGATACCGACAGTGATGGGATCCCTAGTGGGTGACCACTACAATAAACATCTGAAAGAGGAGTGAGTGGTCCAAAGTCGATCTGAGCTCCTAGGACACCCTCTGTTGCCTCGTAAACGAGGATGGCGGCGTCGAGCTGTGTATGAGCATAAATCTCACTACAAACGTACACAGAGCCCCTGTGATGGATCTCTACCTGTGCAGTAGGTGGTATGCCCTCGATATTGTGTCTCGCAGTTAGTACAGCGATGTTGAACTTGTCATCAACAGGTATAGAATCGATAATAATACCTGAACCTGTTGAGACTAGATTTCCATAAACAGTAGTTTCGATTCTTACGACTACCTGCGAGAAATCATTTAATACTTCTGGTGCGACTCTTGGTGTGGCACAAGCTATGATCAGCATTGTGCAAGTCAAAAATGTTAATAGCTTTTTCATTGGGATATTTCCTTAATAGGGAGGAAAAGCTTCCCAATTAGTTTCCTACAGGTAAATTCTTGACATGTACTAACTTATGGCAAATATTACTTCATCACTAGCAAACATGTATGGTGGTGTAGGGTTCGCTATAGTGTAATATTGCAAACGATAACTCTGTGCTGTATACGCTTGTCCAATCAAAGCTGGATTAGCCGGAACTACCAGTGAATGAAAGTGCATGTGATATGGACCATATACTGCAACAGACGACATGTCATGAGTAATGTAATAACCAGGTGGTGGATTCAACGTTTCCCAAGTGAGTGTTGCAGGTACCATGAGTATTGGATCTGAGTAGATCTCATCATGTCCTGGATAGCCGAGTGGCATAGGCCATGTGTTGCTCGTAATGGGAGACAGGGAGTAGAAGTGCCACCGACGCATGGGATCAGTAGACTCCGCCATTTGTAGCACAAGAGAGCTCGTGGGGATCGTTGTGCTGGAAGAGGCGAACCACAGTGTGCCTCCATTCCGAATCTCTAGTCCAATGCCCTGCACAGGTGGTGAGGCGTCTGTGGCATCGGCTATAAGGCCGAACACATGCGAATCATGTAGTGGAACCTGTGAGGCCTGGTGAGCTGGTTGCTCACGTAGTTGCATTCCAATTGATGAATAGAACTGCGGTGGGCTTTGTGCTTCTAGCCCTAAGCATAACAATACAAAGCAAACTAGGAATCTCATAAGAGTAACTCCTCCTATCCAGTTTCCTTCAGGACAATTTCTGATAATCCCCATAGCATGGGACGTAAGCGCCTGTAAATCAAGAATTTGACCTATATAGGAAAAAAATACCCAAATCAAAAAATTTTACTAAGAATCAAAAAATTGGATACCGATAGGACATAGTTGATTGGTGAGCGATACCGTAACACGTTGTTGCGGAACACGCCCACCCCAAACCTGACAAGCTAAGGAGAAAAGCTATGTCGTCCCTTTTGATTGAGATGTTCTGGTGTGTCGCTGCTGTCTGGGGCATTCTGCTCCTGTTCCCTCTGGTCAAGGAGGCTTACCACGTAGCGATGCGTGAGATCAAGGGCAAGGTGCGCATCGGCAAGTAGCTGGTGCGCCCATTCACACACCTACCAAGGAGAAGACCAATGCGTCAAGGTAAGTACACCGTTGTTGGTGGTAAGTACATCCACCAGTCCCGTCTCACTCGTGCCTACGTCTGGCTCTACACCAAGGCTGCCCTGTGCGCTGCTGGTGTGGCTGCCATTGGGTACAGTGCCTACTGCATGCTCCCCTAGGAGATACCATGGACAGTGACAAGTACACTCGTGGTGACCTCGTGTTCACCTTCATCATGGGGATCGTGACTGGCATCATGCTGGTCTGCATCCTCGACTTCTACGGCTTCTTTCCCCTGTAGTACCATGAGTCAACACTCTGTTAACGTGCTCAGCGAAGTACCGCTGGGCTTCTGGATCGCCGTTGGTCTGCTCATCGTGGTGCCCTCGTGCATCGCGGTGTGGCTGTACCGTACGTTCCCTGACACCGAGGAGGGTGTGTCCGCTGATGAGGTGGATGCCCTGCACCAGGAGGATGGTGATGTCTAGCTACCCCGAGTACCTGCTCGTGGAGATCGAGCGTCTCGTTGCCCGTGCTATGACGCATGAGGCACTGCTGAAGTCCAACCTGCTCCCCTTCGCGGTTAAGTTCGTGAAGGAGGAGTTGGGTTACATCCGGAAGCACATCGCTGGTATGTGCAAGGTGGCTCGCATGGCTGGTGCCACGTCGGGCCAGATCGAGGCCATCCTCAACCCCATCAAGGAGAAGACCCGTGTCTGACATCGAGATGATCGTAGCCTGCGAACTGTGCGGCTTCTACCACCACGCCTTGGTCCACTGCACTGAGGCATGACGGCCAGACCTGAGCATGTCTATAAAGCTGCTCATCATTGGGCCTAGTCATAGAGCCTACTTTAAATCTATGACACCATAGCCTAGATAGGAGAAATCATGGCTATTCGCGTTGATCGTAACTTCCCGTTCTTCTGTGTGTCCCTGCTCGGTCTGGAGACTGTCCGTGTCATCGACCGTGAGGTGGAGCTCGAGCCCCGCCTGCCTGGCTACTACGTGGATGAGGACAGCATGCGTGCTGCTCGTCTGCGTAACGTTCAGGACATCCTGGGCCACTCCATCCGTGAGCACTTCGGTGATCCCGAGGTGGACAAGTGGTTGGAGGACCTCGGCGGCATGCGTCGCCTCGACATGATGCTGACTGGTGCTAAGGAGTACCGTCAGTACCGCCACGACTGTGCTGAGGTGGAGGCCGAGACTGGCTTCCGTCCCCTGGCACGTGGTGAGCGCCAGCACATCGATGGTGTCGACAGTGCTACCGACTACGACAGCTACGCTGTTCAGGTACACCGTGAGCTCCTCACCAAGCAGGCCTTCGGTGAGATCCGGGAAGATGACCGTACCAACCCCTCGTGGGAAGGTCACGAGTCCAACCCCACCTCCACGTGGGTCGGTGGTGTCCAGCGCATCACCAAGCCGTTCTGGTGGTCCAACATCTACATGGGTCGCTTCCGTGTAGGCAACAGGACCGATGGCAGCAACGGCCTCGTCCAGCTGGAAACCAGCAGTGGCAAGGACTGGGTGCTCGACATCCGCATCTCCAAGGATGGGATCGGTGAGCTGCCCTTCCGCCACATCACTGCCTTCGCTCAGAACAGGGACATGAGCCCCTGGTCCGAGATGGAGGATCACCCGTTGGTCAGGGAATTGATCAACCGGTTCTACAACGACCCGTCCACCCTCACCTGGAAGAAGATCGGTACCGGCGATAAGGCCCGTTGGGCTGCTGGTATGGAGACCCCGAAGGGTAGCTGGATCTGGACGCCCTTGACTCACTCCTCGTCCAAGACCATGGACTACTGGAGGGAGAACGAAGGCAAGGAGCAGGAACGCTTCTACTGCCGTGCCATCTACTGGAACGAGTGGGTCATCGCCTACAAGAAGTCCAAGACGGATGAGCACATCAACGTACGCATGTACAAGGAATGCCCCCAGACCGGGTGGTTGAGCCTGTGGAAGGATCAGGACTACCACTACACCGAGTGGGGTAGCCAGAAGAAGAAGCTCCTGGCCAGTGGTGGCAAGGATGCCTACTTCGGCAAGCCCTGGAAGGCAGCCGAGTACCAGCGGCGTGACACTCAGTACGCTGAGCTGTAACAGCCGGACCTCAGCATGTCCATAAACTGCTGCCACTACACATACACCCACTATAGTACAGAACCACAATTTACGCGGGTCATGAGCCATAGTTCTTCAGAACACCAGGTAGTTTAGTTATATGACACCGGGTAGTTTTTTAATACAATCCTTAGTGAGGTGAGTTACTTACAGTACCTACTAGATCATTACACTCCTCTATACTATGGGACATAGTGGTCGTTGGTATACTATCCATATACCCTTATCGGGTATAGATGTTGTTGCGCGGGACAATCATGAAACTGATCAAGGCTGTCTATGTTGAGGGCAGTAGCTTCCATCGCTCTCCTCAGTATCTAATATCATGTAGAGAACTGGCCATCGGAGAAGAGACAGAATATCTCGGTGAGGTATACAGAGAGGTGTGGGCTACCAGCCCGCGCCCACCAAACTATACTGAAAGCCTCATAGAGAAGTGGATGGAGTATAGCAAGAGACTAACGAAGAAGACCCATCCCTGGTACTACAGTATCATAGACATAACCATAATCTAGATTTGTTAGTTTTGTGCCAATCTAGTTAATTATTTGCTCTTTTCACTACATATCTTACATATCTGTGTTATCTGCAGAATATACAGGTATGAGCCCTATAGGGGTTAAAAATTGAAAATATGTGTGAAGACAACTATTCTTTGTATTTAGTTTTTGATTAATATTCATGTGCACAAATCCTGATTGTCTCTGCCACACCTTAGACCATGATACTCTCTATGTAGTAAGAGTAAAGGCTGGTAATACATGGATGTACTTACAAGGCTATGTTGGTAAGTGGGAGGATTATCTATCAGCTACTCATAAGCCTAAAGAGCAATACACCTACAATGGAGATGAGGTGGGACATATACTACATAGGTCTTCTCATAGTAAGCAGGTATTGGATGTACGAGTATTGGTAGAGGTATAGGCGCCGATGTGTCAGAAAATAGACAATTATTCTTTGTATTACAATTCTAATTCACATTCTTCTGATACTCTGTACATAGTCAGAGTCAAGGTCAAGGGCACATGGAGATACATATCTGGTAATGGAGAGACCTTCTTCAGAGCAGCATACCTAAGACAGTATGCATATCACTATACTAGGGAGGATGTAGCTAGGATACTACATGACTCTCACTATAGGGATAATATGATAGATGTTAGAGTATTACTTACAGTATAGGCGCCGAGACTGTCAAGAATATGAACAACTGGATCACATACAGGAACAGACTACGTCTGCCCCATTTATGGGAGCCAGGTCTTAGGTACAACACATACATCAGAGTGACGTATGCTCTACATGAGCATTATCTAGTAATGAAGACTCCCAAGGATGGCTGGGGAGCCAAGCTAGTTACAGGCCCACTAGCTGATAATCCTAATCTAGATATACATGCATACACTCTCAAGGACATAGATACAGCTATGTGGACTATACAGAAGGATAATCCTAATGATACCCTTCAGTATATGTACAAGCTAATAGTAATGATATGAGTCAAGAAACTGATGATTGGGTACCGTTCAAGGAGCATACGCTCAATGAACAGCCTGATGAGCTCTATATTGTATACCTGCGTCTTCGATGTAGTCCAGAAGCTGAATTCGTACTCTATCAAAAGTGTAACGATGACCCATTAGTACAAGAGTACGACGCTATTCGACAATATGATGATCATCGAGTAGAATCATTCTTAATAGAGGACATCATAGAGGGTCTCAAAGCATTAGAAGAATATAGTGGCACTAGCATAGAGTATAAACTTAAGACAAGACTAGAAATATGATATGGCTACCATTTAATACTACTACTAAGTTGGATCCTCAAGATGGTGGCGCCGGGAAATACATGTTACTCGTTAGGACTGCATTGCATAGAGTGCCCCATGTAGCATACATGGAAGAAGAAGATAACTTTGAAGACCACTGGCGCTACACTCTACTCGCAGACATAGGTAGGACTACTGCATTCTGTTATACTCTAGAAGAATTGAAAGATGCAGCTAGAGCATTGAGTAGAAACTACGAACCTCAAGACCATAGAAGAGAAGAGTATTCTCTAGTATCTCGAATAAGGATATAGCATGTGGCACATATATGAGAATGGCCAAGAAATACATGTACCAACAGGTGCTATAGGTCACATGTTTGCTGTCAAGATGTGGACTCCACTCCAGCCTCAGCAAAAGCTGTATCTATTCTATGACAATCTTGCTGCATATTGGACTGGTCGTGCATTGTCTACTCATCCTGTCAAGTATTCTGTATGGGACATCATGGATGGGCTTAGACAATTACAAGAACTTGATATGAATAGGATCATTAAGTACTCCCTATTATGTGAGATTGAAATATGAACCTCTACATCAAGATATATCTCAAGAGACCTGATTGGACACATGATCCACATCCTCATGTATGCTATCTAGGATGGTCATATGATCGCTATGCCGCCCATAAGACACTAGACAGAGCATGTAAATTCAATAGTCTTAAGACAGCGCGTAATGCTATGAAGGACTACAAGAACCCCTTCTTACAGAAGATAGAGATGAGACAGGTAATAGTGCTATGATGGAAAAAGGTATATCCGCAGGCTATGAGGATTATGACGCATCAGAAGATCCAATGGCAATAGCACCTGATGTAAAGAAAGCAGGTAAAGAACGAGGGTATGTGTACTACAAAGCATTCCCACCTGAGTGGGTGGGTAGACCTGTTAGGACATACAAGGAGCACACATGTAATTGTGGCTCAGTCAGAGGAAAAGTCATAGGTTTAACTACAGAAAAATGCACAGAATGTGGCCTAGAACACGAACTAAATGGTGATGTAGGCTACAAGATAGATAACACCAACTATACCACAGTAATGATATGAGCTATGTTGTCCAAGTGCGTGTAGAATTTCTTAAAGTAACCAAGATAGGCTACGTAGCCATGGACAAAAGCAAGTATCTGCCATGTGATACTATTGGGGAAGCACACATCTTCGATAAGATCAATGATGATATACTCTGCGCTATTGATGAAGATCTAGATCATCGTAAGATACATATGATGAACGTGAAACTAGAGCCACGAGCTATATTAGTAGTATGAATAACCCTCGGATGTGCTACGTGATCGTAGCAATCTCTCGGAAGAAGAGAGAAACAGGCAATAGACTCTATGTCAGAACTCTAGATGGTGACACAGGACCTACATGGACTGAGGATGTCACACGAGTCAGAGACTACTGGGAGATCACTGATGCAATAGAGGACATACTCCATGATATCAGTGCTGCTGACAGTCGCGCTTACAAGTTCAAAGTAGAACAAGTGCTAGTGATATGAATGAATTTCAGGTTGTAAAACGATTCCCTAGAAGATGGGTTGGCCAAGTCATTCAATGCAGTATTCCCTGTGGAGATGAGGAATGCAACTCCTACCAGTCAAGAGTACTTGGATATCTCAAGGAAGAGTGCTTACGCTGTGGTAAGGTAGCTATTGTCACGCGAGGTGCTGCCTACAGACTGAGAGATAAAGAAACACTCATACTAGATGAAGTACCGCATTAAGTATATCCGTCGTGCTGATCAGAAAGAACAGTCATACTATCTCAGACCTGGTGAGACCACAGCTGGACCCTGCTTCTGGTTAGCTGATGATGTCAAAGATGCTGTCATGACTGACAGCCTGGCTCATGCTGAGTACATCAAGAACCAATTCCTCAAAGAAACAACAATTCCACCAGACAGTGAAGTACTTGTAGAACAGATCGTATCTACTACTAACTATCGTAACTATTATTTAACATTTCGATCTCTCACAAGTAGTTCCTCTGGTTTCGTTAAACTAATTTCGGTAAAAGGCGATGGATCCATAAAGTTTCAAGTAACTAAAGACATAGACCTAGCCCAAAAGCTGACTGAGTCTGATGTAGACTACGTGCTAGGCATTTGCAACGAGGAAGGCGTCACCCTGGGTGTTCGCAAGATCATTGAGATCTAAAGAAAAGTATGATTCGGTTCATTGTCAGAGCTAGTGTTAATGGTATGTATCAATACCTGAGTATGCGCATCTCAGGGTTCTACCATTACACATCAGATAGAAGCGCAGCAGCTGTGTTTACCAACCATAAAGAAGCAAACAGAGCCATGACCCAATGTCTATTTGACATTGAAGAGAAACCAGCCAAGGTCAGTGTGGTAGAGATTTAAAACTCTCATTACTATGCGTTGTCAACAGGAGAACAGCGATGAACTACTACTACATCCAGCACGAAAACGGAGAATACCTGACCATCAACGAGGCAGGTACCAGCTGGAAGCGAGCACCAGTGGGACTGGCTACGTTCGAGAGCAAGAAGCTGGCGGAAGAGCACATGATCCGTACCAGCATGTCCGATCGCTGCAAGATCATTCCTCTCAACGCTGAAGCAGATGCCTGCCCGGTGGATGACGAGACCATGTACCGGGTTCAGAATCTGATCTCCATGCGAGACAAGCTCCTGATGCATCCCACTCAGGAGATGATCAGCTACGTCATGGATGCGCTCAAGAGTCAGAACGACCAGAGCACAACGTACCTGAGAGAGAAGAACCGTGTGGATGCGGTACGTCAACAGGCAGACGCTATCAAGCGCACCGTACAGAACATCGCAGATGAGCTGCGGCTGTACCTCCAGCGGCTGGTCAACAACCACTCCAACAGTACCATCATCGACAAGATCACGATGGACTACTACCGTGCCAACAAGGACAATCGCATTGCTGCGATCAAGAAGTACCGTGAGCTCACGGGTGTTGGTCTCAAGGAGGCCAAGGATCACGTTGATAAGCTGACGGGCTTTGTGCTCAATCACCCACATGGGATGTGTCACTGATGGATGCCCTCAAGCCAATGTTCCTCGTGGTCTGTAAGAACACAGATACCAAGCAGATCATCCACATCGACGAACACATCTACCGATCCGAGCATCAGGCAGCTGAGATGGCCCGCAGCCGCAACAACTACCTCGAGCGCATGCAGCTCAAGGCCATCAGGTACGTAGTTCAGAAGATGAACGTTCTGTAAAACTTTCTCTACTTGAGATTGTCATCAGGAGACAACGATGAGCAAGATCACGCTGCCATTGATCATCATGATGCAGGACGCAGTTCGTCCAACCCCGACCACCAAGGAGCAACGAGACAAGTTCGAGCAGAAATGCTGGGAAGCAGAACTCATGGAGCTAGGCGACATCATGTATCGTGAGAGACACCCCACTCTCCGACGCATTGCAGAAGAGATCCTCGCCAAGAGACTAGCTGCCCGCTGCTAGACCAGCACGTGGTCTGAGCCACGAAAAACAGGCCTGTAAGCTCAGAGCGTCCAGCACTACGGAGCGTGCTGGGAGGGCAATGAATGTCGGTACCCTGTGGACCTGTAAAGGAAATCAGGGATGCACCAGACGAGCCAACTGTCAACGTTAGTATACCACGCTGATCACCTGGTAGAGTGACAGAGAATGATCCTAGTGTCTGAAATTATGGCACTAGTAACTTCTCACATCCTCAGGGATGCGAGCGATATTCGTACCATGTCGAGCCAATGGTGCGTCTGACAAACCGGTTCTATGGATAGTCTGGTCCAGACATAAAACCAGCAACAATCCCTCTTAGAGGTTGGGCAAAAGTTTGGTAATAGAATAGCCCGTGAAAACAACTAATTACTCGCGTGTCTGCAGTAGAGGTTATCCTTTCACGCGTTCAAGCCTCCATGTGGGTGTAATGCCCACAATTCACATCCCTCGGAGAACCAATGGCTACCAAGACTCGATCCGTCAACAAGACCCAGCTCGTCCTGTCCCTGAACAAGGGCAGCATCACCGCCGCAGAGATCGTCGAGAAGTGCAGGAAGAAGGGCGTGAGCATCACGGCCAACCACGTGCACCAGATCCGCTCGAAGGCACGTCGCAAGACGAAGAAGACACCGCTCAAGGCAGCGTCCAGGAAGACGAGCACGAAGCGACCAAGCGCAGCGGCCAACGACATCGTCAGCGCCATCAAGCAGACGACGGCCAGCAACCAGCGCATGCAGAGTACGCTGTTGAAGATCAGGGATCTGATCAACGACGTCGTGTAGCGGGAAAACTCCTGCTACTGCTCTTTGTTCTTGGGTATGACGTTAAACTACATCCTGGGTTGCAAGACACCACTGAGGTGTCCTGCGGTCTGAGACAGGGTAAAGCTGATGAATCCTGTGACTCAATCCCGACGTGCCTTGGCCAACTGTGGACTAGTCGTACTTAGACTTTAAACTCCATTATATTCAGCTCCGTGAGGCTGCTTTGGGTTAGCTCTGCCTCGGATATGCTGTCAAGACAAGCCCACCCATTGCAGTTTCTGGACTCTCCCGCTAGCCCCGAGGTGCGGGTGGACGTCCCATGCAAACGAGTGCCTAGTAGCTTTCTAGAGGCAAACGGTTCCTCTCCCATGGGAGTTACATATCGGGGGATTGAGCAAACCACCCAGTATCCAGAAGCTGCATACTACTAATTCACGAGGTAGAAACATGGCACACATCATCTGGTACCTGGTCGTAGGCTTAGCGATCGTAATCACTCTCGAATGCGAAGCCAAGGAAGACGTAGGTGTGGTACATGGTATCGTGACAGCCTGCCTCTGGCCCATACTAATGGCTTTCATGATTGGAGGCCACATCTCAGGGAAGTGAATCATGCACAAAACCCTCATGAACTGTCTCTTTGCCATCATCGTGACTGGTGTGCTCTCGGTTGCCGCCTGCGTGAAGCAGCCAGAACCGACCACCATCAAGACGAAGGACGGCAAGGAAATCACGATCCAACCACGAAAACACTCCAGTGTACTCTGGCGTGAAGAGCTCACCCCTAACACTACTCTCTACATGGTGAGCATCGACGGGCGTAAGTTCGTTATCGTCAACGGCATCAACGGTCGTGCTATCACCGACTGGTAGTTGGCTCTGATAGGGTGTTCAGCGCATAGGGCACAAATCCAATGCGGTGCAGTCACGAGTGCAAATTCTCTCCTGCGTGACCGGGAGAGGAAGACTGGGCAGCCCATCAAAGACAACTAGGAGTACTCTAACGAACATTCTAGCACTAGATGGTAAGGGGTTAACCCAACGCTGGTGTAGGTGGCAGCCTTGATGGAGCCTCTGCCAAGGACTCCAGACTAGAGTGTTCATTAAAGTATTTCTCCAGTTCCCGGGGAGCGGCTTCTCACGGCTTATGTTTCTCCCATGAGTACTCGTATCAACCCACTACCTCGGTATGCGAGTCGACCCGGGATCTTTTTCGTACAACTGGGCGGGCAAGCAGCGCCCCACAGAACGATGCATACAGCTTGAGAGGGCTGGGGCCATCGTCGTTCTGCTGACCAACGCCAATTAACCGCTGGCTACAATCCCCTTTTTCCCGAGCCGCTGCTGTAAGACCCGTACCTTCTCCTTCTGATATTACCATGGACTACGCTCAACGATTCGAAAACTGGCAGTACGAGGTCGACGACGACCTCTGTCATGGCGACATGGAAGGCATTCGAGATCTGACCTACGAGCTTATCAACCAGCTCAGGGAGAAGAGCAACGAAGTCCTGGAGCTCAAGGCTGCCGCTGACCGTCAGCAGGAAAGGATCAAGGAACTCAACAACTTAGTCAGCAGCCACGCTGATCAGATCGTTGAGTCCGAGCAACGTGCCAACGGTATGGAGTCACGCGCCATGAAGGCCGAACGACTACTCGATGAGGAGCGTGCTGACCAACGTCGAGAAGGTGAGAAGCGCAAGCATCGTCTCAAGCAGACGCTCGACTGGGCTGAAGAGGTGGGCATTCGTCCTGCCCATGGCCGACATAATCCGAATGCTGGCATGAACGTCATCATGAAGATGAAGGACAGAATCGAGTTCCTGGCTGCCCTCGTGCGCAACTACGAGAAGCTGCCTCCCAACAGGAAGAAGATCCCAACCAAGAACCTCCTCCTGAAGGAGATCCCGCCCAAGCGGGACATCTCAGACATCTAAAACCCTCTTCACTGTGTGATGTTATGCTAATCCACTACCTCGATGACCTCCGCGAACCACCAGCAGAGTACCACGAGATGGGAAAGGTGCTGACATTCCGCAACCCATACCAGTTCCTGTTCTTCGCCAGGAACGCACAACCAGAAGATCTACTGAGTCTAGACCATGACTTGGGACAAGATGAGCATGGTGTAGAACTACCCAGTGGGTATGCGATACTGAGCGTTCTGGAAAAGCAATTCATGACTGAAGAGATTTGGACGAGAGGCATGCCAAACATCCAGATCCACTCCGACAACCCAGTCGGGATTCAGAACATGAAAACTGTGATTACTCAGATGCGTAAGTTCGAGAACCGACAGAGACCTGGCTGACACAGTCCTGGAGCCAGGGGCCTTGGTGTTGAAAGAGCGAGTAGTCCGAGCGGCATGGGCTCGGCTAAGAGAGACGAGGCGGCACCAAGGTTCCTGACTCAAGAGCTGTTAAAAGCTTGATCACTTCTTCATGTCTTGATTAGATGATTGCTGGCGTCATCTGGTCTTTTTCTATGTCTGATACTAGCCAGTTCGGATATCACAATGCCCAACTTCTACTCCAAGGGTAACGTTCGCGTCGAATTCCGTGTAGTTCGCGCATACATCACCACCTCCGATCGTGACTGGGAAAC